ATTTCTTCTAATACTTGCATAGTGTAGTCCACCATCATGGAACAAAACATCCGCACCATCAGCATCAAGGATAATATCTCCTGCAACGTCTAGTGTAAAGTCGCCAGAAGAATTAGCTATATTACCTGTGACCTGTATGCCTGTTGATGTTGTGGCTAGTTTGGTTGAATTGTCATATCTAAGTTGAACCTCCGCATTGTTATTACCTAAAATATATAACTCAGACCCATCAGCATTACCCAATCTAAGATTGTTTCCATATATTAATAAGTCACCACTACCACTTTCTTTAATAATTCCGTGTGTACCATCACTGTAAATTTGTAGTTCAGACCCAGCTCCGAATATGGCTTTGTCGTTGTCACCGAATGACAAGTTTCCTGTCATTGTACCACCAGCTTTTGGTAAAGCCGCATTAGCTGTTGTGGTTGTACTTGTTAAAACTGCATCCCTTGCGGCTATGTCTACACCATCAACAGTGCCGCCAACTGTAATGTTGCCAGTTGCGCTTATTGTTGTCCCTGCAATAGTAGACGCAGAGTTTGCACCAATTGGCGTTCCATCAATTGATCCAGAGTTAATATCAATACCAGTGACAGGCGTCGTACCATCTAACAGATTATCGACGTTATCTAAATTGGTATTTATTTTTGTACCCCAAGTATCCTCGGATGCGCCGACTTCTGGCTTTACCAGACCATATGTGGTTGTTGTAGTATCTGCCATAATTAACTCCTATGTTTGGCCTTGCGGCCTAATATCATTCATCAATGTAAGAGAAAGACGCAGTAGGCGCTGATCGCATACTGCCACAAAAATGCTTAAATTGCAACATCATGCGGCTGTCCATATCTCTGTTAATTTTGGCACTGTCTGCCATGTTTCTATCGCGGCTGGTAAATCTTCCCATTTTTCAATTGCGTTGCACGTCGTCGTCGTGGATGCAGATGTTGACCCAGCAAATGACATAACCTTATTGCACGTCGCAGTGACAGATGAGGTTGTAGTTATTGTTGCGCCAGATTGATTAACATCAGAACCACTAGACGCCGTACTAGATACGCCCACAACATTGTTTGACGCAACTTCACGCACACGTTCCATACTTGACGTGTTTGTTGCAGATGCGGCTATTGTCGATCCAGTGCTTTGCACTCTATTGGATGTGGCTGTGGCACTTGATGTTGTCGCAATAGTTGACGAGCCGACAACGTCAAATACAAATGTAGCTCCGCCAGATAATGTGCTAGACGACGTCGCGCTTGCGTTCCTATTACGACCAGCAGATGCAGTCGTGCCAGACGCTGTGATTACAATTGACCCACTTAATCTGGCGCGTATAGCAGAAGAGGCTGTAGCCGATACAGCGACAACTGCACCAGCTCCATCAGTGACAAATCCATCTAGCCCAAAATTATATGAGCCGTATGTGCTTCGTCCAAATCCACCACGATATTCAGCCATTTATTAATCTAACGTAATATCAAGATCGCCTACTGGTAATCTGAATACGTCACCAGTATCAATTGCTTTACTTGTTGTTAACGCCGCGTATGCAATTAAATTACCGCCAGAAGCCGCATCAAATACGCCAACGTGTGTAACTGTACCATATGATGCAGTAGCTGTAGGATATTCAACAGATGCAGTATTTGATGCAGTGTTGCCAGATACAGTGAATGCAACCGACTGACGAGCATATGCTCCGCCAGATACTTCAGTACCACCGCCAGTATCACTTGGTGCGGCTGTGTATAATGCAATGTGCCACGCAGTAGGACGTGTCACTGATGATGTAGTAAACACGTAGTTTAATACTCTTGTTTCGAAATCGTTTGAAAAACTCATTTTAATATGCCCTTATTTTCATGCGGCGTCCTGATCCGCCATATTTAGTTTGATCGCTGACTGCATTAATTGCGTCAACAGCGCTTTGATACAAAGCCGCCCAAGTCGTAATTCGAGCGTCTTCTTTTAAATATGGGGCTGAGTGTACCAAAGCTCCATACAAATAAGCATCTGGATATTCGCCCAGAAGCCAATTGGTTGTATTACTGTCAGATAATGCTGGAATTTTCTGGTAGTAATATAATTCCGCATTGTATACGCCATCTGGCGCTGGGTGTACTTGTAGTTCGCCAGCAGTCATTGCGTAGTATCTTGGGTTGCCAGACACGTTGCCAGCTCTTTGTTGCCTGTCTAATAATTCTGCCTGCGATATTAATTCCAATGGGTTTGTCTCACCACTCGTAATATGAAAGCGGATAGGCTCTAACATATCTGCTGGGATCGCGCTGTATTTCGTATCAATCTCAGCAGTGGATCTGGCTTCCATTTTCCAGTGGCGTAATCTGCGATTTAGATCAGTCTCCGCCAAAGTTATAAATGTGCTAGACACAGAAGTAAGATCATCACGATTAAGAAAATCTGCGAGTGTCGTCTTTAATTCTGCGTATGTTGTTATTGGCATTGTCTAGCCCCTAGTTTTATTTCTATATATCATATTTATTAACGAGATAGTAGCCCATACCCACCAGATAAAATTTTGTTAGCATATTCTAATGCTTCTCTTCTGCCTTTTGTTCTTTCTATCTCTAAAAATGTATCGCCAACCTCTGAAATTTCATCATCAATTTTTTGTATTGCTCTCTTAGGGCTACTTTCTAAAACTTTATAAAATGGTGGAGTCATTAAAAGACCGCCGCCTGTACCTTTTTTACGTAGTTCTGCACCTAAATCTCTGTAAATTAATGCGGCTGGTATTCCACGAGATCCTTGCAAAAATGTTTGAGCATTTCCTATTTTATCATATCCAGTGTCATACGTTGTAGAATTTTGAATATTTGTAGGGAATACACCTTTTTCTAAATCTGGCGTAAATCCTCGATACCCAACTGATCCCCAATCCATGCCTATTTGGTTTGCATCTGCAACTGCAAGTCGGGCATCAAAAACTGTTGGAGCGCCCATATCAAACAAACCAGCCCTATCCATACCTTTTAAAAAATATCCTCTTTGAGAACCTGATGGTAACATATTTAGTAAATTAAATATTGCCATTGGGTCTTCAACATCAACATCTAAATCTTTAAATGGCTTGGATTGGATTGTTTTTTTAACATTTTCTCCTTTGGCGTTTTTTAATATATTACCATTGGCATCTTTAACTGTAACACTTTTAGGAACACTTATATTTTTTATATGATTATTTATTTTAACAGCGTTTTCGCCAGTTATTGCGCTATTGCTATTTTGTAGTTGATTCCACGCCTCACCAAACATATCTCCCTGATGTTGAGCAAAATCTCCAGATTGATCTCCCATCATTGCAGACATAAAGTATGGTTTGTCGTGCTTCATAGCTTCATTAATTTTACTGTTTGTGGCTGTTTTAGCTCCAGCATAACCCTGACCATCAACATCTGCATATCTAAATCCTGCCATAGATTTAACGGGATTTAATAGGCGTTTACCATTTTGGTGAGTAACAGTTTTTCTGTCAGTTTGATCACCAACAATAGACATTACGTTTCTGCCATATAAATCTGAAATACTTCCAATTTCTGGCTCTACAGTTTCTGTTGACAATAACCCTGCACTTGTGTGGTTTCTCAATGCTGTTGGTTGCTGTTTTTCAATACTTGTATACTTTGCTCCAACTGGCAATGCTTGATCTGGGTTTAAAAAACCAAACGCAGTTGGTGTTTTTTCCAATTCGTCTGCAAGTTTTTCTCCAGACATTTCATATGGTTTGCCAACATCTGGCGCTGGTTTTTTGAATTTAAAATTACTAAAGTTAGATCCCATCACACTTGGATCAACCTCAATACGATCTGCCATATCAAGTAAGCCCTTGCCTACTTTCTTAATGGCAGGGGAAGCCGCGTCACCAATAAGTGGAATTAAACCTAGTAAAGCCGCGCCGCCCAAAACAGCAACATACCCAAGATCAGGCTCTGGCTTTTGTAGCTCGTCGTAAATTTCCTTAGCCGCCATAGCATCACCAATAATCGGCGTGGCTTCAGCTATAAATTTTACGGCGTCCATTGGGGTAAAGCTCATTGGCGTTACCTTTAAGCTGTCTACATAGTCAGCCCATTCAGCGTTTGTCCCACCTTGGTATGTATTCTGGTCAAGCAGTCCCATTAAAAATTCCATCTAGCATTTGTTGTAATCTAGGTGATATTTCCTCGCTGGGTGTTGTTGGCTCATTTGTTGCGGCGTACAAGGCCATTAGCTCAGATAAACCATCTGGCTTAGACATAATCATATTATAATTTTCTGGATTGTTATTCATCTTGTATTCTAACATCTCCACAAATCCCTGCTTATTTGCAAGATTTGATGACATAATCGCCTGCATGACATCAACTGGCAATATCAGGCTACGCACTATTTCGCCACCTGTACCATCTGCGCGTCTAGCTGTTGTGCCTTGTGGCATCTGATTAGGAAACGACGTGATGGGATCATTGCCAGCAAAATTGGCTTGGCCTAACGTGCCGTAGCTTGTTTTCTCACCAATACGATCCATTGCGGATGTGCCGTCCATATTAGTCAATAATCCGCCGCGATATTCAAACTCGTCATTAGGCGTCAGGAAATTAGCCACACGCTCCGCAAAGCTATTGCGTCTGGATCGCTTGCCCTCATCAAGTTGATTGAGGAAATTCAGTACGCCTCTATTTACCATAGCCGCAATTTAAGCACA